TGACTCCCAGGGGGAATTCTGTATCCTTTACTTTACCCTCTAATATGGTAATGTTAGGATATACAGTTTTAAGAGATTACCTTGTGGTATTGGCACATGATTCTAATAATGGAGTAAACCCTGATAAAATATATAAGGTATTAATTAGTAGTCTTAAGACTGCTGGTGATCTCACTATAGATAATACTTATTATTGGACTGCTGGTACACACTATCTAGTATATGAGGAAGATTTAGGATTTAACTTAAGTTACCCAATAAGAGTAGTTGGAAATTATGAAAATACAGATGTACAGAAAATATATTGGGTTGATGGTCTTAATACTTTAAAACATCTTAATATAGTATATAATGCAGATTATAATGATCTATCCTCTTTAGATAAACAACTTCTTGAAATACTTCCAAATCATACTTATGGAAGTTATACTATAACCGAAGGTTCTGGTGGTAATCTTAAATCAGGTAGAATACAATATTCATATCAACTTTATTCTATTTCCGGTACAGAAACAATGTTTGCTCCTCCAAGTAATCTATATAATGTAACTACATATAATTCCATAGATGGGGAAGACTTTGCCGGTAATGATAAAGAAACCATTGTTAACAAATCATTAACAGTTACTATAACATTAGCAAGTGGTATAGAGAATACATTTGACAGGATTCGTTTAGTAGCGTTGGAGTATGAGTTTTATGGTGATATTCCAACAGTAAGAATTGTTGCAGAACAAAATCTTTCCAGTAATGTTGTAACTTTTACAGATATTGGAAATACTATCGGAGAACTTATTCTGGAAGAATTTCAGTTGGTTAAAAATGATTTTATTCCTAAAACTATTGAGAGTAAAAATAATTATTTATTTGCAGGTAATATTACAGAAGAATATTTTGATATAGATGATCTTGTATATGAACTTGATCCAACTGATACATTTTTTGATTCAAGGGCTTATAGGTGGAGATATGTAGATGCTGCTGGAGTAGGTTCTGGGTCACAAATATTAACTGATGCAACAGATCCACACGCAATAACAGACCCACCTGGGTATGGAAGTAATTCCTTTGATACAACTCCAACACTTATGTATGCACTTATAAATGATACAAGTTGGAGTATTACTGTAAAGATTGGTGCACGTGAACATGCCACTGGTCTTGCCAGAACATTTACAGGAGTATCCAGTGTTAATGGTACAGCTATCATTATAAGATTTCATAAAGTAGCTGCAGGAACATGGTCTAGTTTAATTTTAACTACCTTTGGTGGATTTTATTGGGCAGTATGTGATGCAACACATGACTGGTTAACAATATATGGTACTGGTTATGGAGGTAATAAACCATCAGATATAAATCCATCTCCTGATTGGTTTGATAAGGATGCAGTAACTACATTGTCTTATACTTATACTTACACCTATACTACTGGTGGGGCAGGACAATATGAATGTGTAGTAAATAGAGGGAATATAGGTAATTCCCCAGAACTTGTTATTGATGATGGTCTAGGTGGTGGTCCTAATTATAGTATTGTACCAGAAGATCATGATTGTACTAATACATTTAATAATATAGTTAATGATACAGATGTTAATAGACTTCACGTTTATAAGTATAAATATGGAGGTGCTGACCCACCTGTAATAGCTAACTTAGGAGGAACAGGTCGTTGTATATCCTACGCATTTACAACTACTACAATACCTGCTGGGTATAGAGATTCTAATGGTACAGATGATTTTGTTTATATAACAAATGTTTCCTCGGCATATCCAGGTTATTCATCTCAATCTAATGTATATAGTTATACAGGATACTCAAGGGACGAAGTCTGTAGATTTGGTATAGTATTTTATGATCTTAAGGGTAGACCTTGTTATCCTAAATGGATAGCAGATATTCGTATGCCAGACATGTCAGAAGAATTAGATCCTGGGGTTACTTACAGTGACCTTTATCAACTGTGTGTAGCAGATGGTGTAAGTCCAACTTTATATCTTAATGTTAAAGCATTGGGAATTAATTTTACTATAAACTGGGATAACATAGAAACAGATTATCCAGGATTACTTGCACTTCTATCTGGATTTCAAATAGTAAGAATGCCAAGAACAAGTAATGATTGTACAATTTTAGCACAGGGTATTATAGTTCCTACACATCTTCCCACCACACCTGCAGGAAGTATAAAAAATACCAACTATAGTAGTTATAATATAACATCTGCCAGAGATTATCAGATTGGAGGAGCTACGACAATTGTTACTACTATTACAGGTACAGATTCTACTATTGATAAAACATTGGTAGAATTATTAAGCCCTGAAATAGCTATTAATAAAGAAATAGTCTTAGATAGGACTAATGACTTCTTTGAGGTTTGTGGATATATAGATAATATTTCAACCGTTGCTGCGGTTCTTACTGCACAAAAAAGTTATGCTGTAACAGCTATGACAGTAATGCCTTTAAATCCTACACCAGCATTAATTACAGATTGGAGAAAATCTATTGTAGATGGATTTATTTCTACCCCAGAAGCAAAATCTCCTCCATCACATGTAGTTGATACTACAGCTTATACAGCTAGAGGATATGATGATACTCTTACTGCAACTAATCCTGAAATGACTTATAAAGGTACATCATTTGTAGCAAAAATTAGTGCGGCATTTGCAAATGTTACTTCTGGGGGCATAGCAGGAGAAGAAAAGGCTATGTATGGGCGATATAGAAGATATAGAGGATATGCTATATATGGTGGAGCTACCTATACAGAAAGATCCTACAATCAATATATAAAAGCTGGGGAATTTACAGTAGTTGCCCTTGCCGGAACCACCACAGTTTCTATATATGGAGGAGATACTTATATATGCCCATTTGGATTTGCTAAGTTGTTTATGGATATCCAAGCTGAATATCTAACTTATACAGGGCAATCTATAGTTACATTTCCTGTAGAAAGTAGAATTAATCTAAATTATAGAATAGATAAATTTAATAAATATGTTACAGCAATACAAGACTATAATTACCGCCTTGCTGAACTAGAATCAATAGGTGTTTCACAATATCCTAATTACTACCCAAATAGTGTTGGTAGTTTATATAGATATAATTCTGCGTATTCTTCAGAGAATATATCAAAGTCATACCTTTCAAAACCATTTGATTTTCGTTCAGTAGAATCAAAGGATACCTTTGTTACTAATAGTGAAAGAAAGTTTAATGGTGAATATTCAGATAGTTGGTTAAAGTTTAAATATAATAATTACCTTGAGTTAGAGGGAGAGTATGGAGCTATTACAAGATTAATTAATAATCAAGATAAGTTAATGTGTTTTCAGCCACGTGGTATATCTGTTTTATCTGTTTTGGAACGTGAATTAGTAGAAACTAATAATACTACTACACTGGCTGTCGGAACAGGAGGAATTTTAAGTAGGTATGACTATCTGACAAAGGATAGTGGTACTTCATTGTATGATGCAATTGTACCCACAGATATAGGTATTTATTACTATGATGAAAAGAATAAAAGAATAAATCGTATTTCAGATGCTTTAGAAGCGATTTCTGACACTAAAGGTATGAAATCATATTTCTATCCAAAGGATATAACTACAATGATTGGAGCCTATGATAAAGAGAATAGAGAGGTATTATTTAGCCCCCTATCAACTTATCCTACTTCAGTCTTCTCTGGGTATAAAAATGCCTTCACTGGATTTTATACTTTTAATGCTTTACTTACTTATATAAGCAAATATATTACTTTTGATAAATATCTTTTATCATCTTTAGATGCAAATAGATTCTACTTACATAATGTAGGAGAATATAATGAATATTATGGGGTACATCAAACAAGTTCACTGACATTAATTGCTAATCCTGCAAAAACTAATGTAGTATCTTTTCATATAATAGAGTGGCTTACCGATCTTACAACCAGTGGAGTGGATGAACTTGCACTTACATTTGATAACGTACAAATTACTAATACACATCAAGATACTGGAGTTATTGCCTTAAATGGGAATATTGATCTAAAAAGAAGATTTCGTAAATGGAGATTAAATATATTTAGAAATTTATCTGATAGTAAGAGGATTAGAGACTCTTGGGTAAAGGTTATTTTTACCTGGGGACAAAATTTATCTCATCATAAGTTGATTATTCATCCCGTATCGTTTAGTTTTTTACCAACAAAGATTAGATAAAATATAATATCGTCTAATAGAAAATATGTATAGAGTTAAT